GTTCCTTTTAATGGTACTAAATTAAATATTCCAGAGTCTGAATTTCCTGGAATAATCATAGCCCCTTCCTTTTCTCAAATATCGTCAGTTAAATATTTACCCGAAGTAGGGTTGTTGTCTTATATTGCTGATTCAGTGGAAGGTGACTGTGGTCAACCTGTTCTTGATACGGAAACTGGCAATATTGTAGGTTTCCATATTGGTGTTAATAAACTCAATAAGCAAGCTAGAGTTGCTTATGCTTTGGCCCTATCTCCTAGGTTGTTAGGATTGATTGGCGACAAAGTAAAAGATTTGGGTTTTTAATTCCTCATCCGGTATATCCGTCTCTCAAGTTAAGACCTGGAATGCCAATGCGTAAGTTTAAGCATTTGGTATATCAGGGAGTACTGCAAAATAAAAAGTTGCGTGATCGCAGCCAATATTATCCAGATCTTAATGAATTAGAGGTAAATCTTAAAACTCATTCACAAATAGGTTCTGGGTATAAAATTGCAGAGCTTGGGAACTTGGATGAGGTTTATGACAGGTTAGCTAAATTTGATATTGACGACAAGCCTTTAAATAGGAAATTAGCACTTGATGCAGTAAGGACATTTACTGATAAAATAGGAAGTTGCTCTCTGATTGAACCAGATGGAGCATATGATTCTATGAATAAATCAAGTAGTATTGGTACTGGCGCCCAGTTGATGGGTATTTTTAGTAGAGAGGATCCTCGTATGTATGAATACTTGATGGGTTATCTTGAAAAGTCCAAAGTCCAACGTTGTCATTGTATAATTAATGGTGCTCAGAAGGATGAAGTTAGAGTAGAGGATAAGACACCTCGTTTATTTACTTCGTTTCCACCTGAACATACTTTTCTTGCAAGTGTAATGTTAGGTGATTTTATGGATCAATTTTTAGACCATAGATTTTGCACTGATGGTTCTATTTCCACTGTAGGTGATTCAATTCAATGTGGGGCTGGTAGGTATTATTACGATCAGCTTAGTAGAAGACCATATGTGTACTGTACTGATACAAGTGCACAAGATTCTAGTGTTTCTGCCGAATTCATCAATTTAGTGTATGACGAAATTAAACTAAAATATGATCTTTCTGAAGAAGAAGACATGATGTTTGAAAATGTTCGTTTCAATTCAATTTATAAAATGATGAATGTAAATGGTGAGGTATTTCTTGTACCAAGAGGTCTCGGTTCTGGTGATTTTTTGACCATAGTTATTAATATAATGTGGCGCTACTATATGTTTTTGTGTAGTTATAATCACCCCTTGGAGACTGTTCTTGAAGATAATACAGTAATCATTTGTGGAGATGACTTTGCTTGTAGTTCTAATTATAATGATTTGAACCATGATTCAGAATATGCAAAGATAGAATGGGCTGGGAAGCCTGTAGATTGGGATGATATGGATTTTTGTTCTATAAAATTTAAGCCTTATATCCATCATGACCCGAAGAAAGTCATGAGCGTACTAAATCTACGAAAGAAAAAACAACATTGTTTATCCCCAGAACACGAGATGCAAAGACTCGGTGGTTTGTTAAGGGTTTTATCAAATGAGAAAGTTTATAATGAGATTCTCTCTAGAATGTCCAAACTCGCTAACGAGTATCCAGAAACTCAACTTTCATTCCGTAATTTGTTTATTAGTTACGATGATCTATTTTACTGTTATAATTCTTATATATAGACATTTTGGTAGGTGCTTAAATTCGAATAGAAGCCTTTTTTAAAAATGTCCAATCAAAAGATTGAACTGAAGCTTGCTCCAAGCAATAGGAGAAGAAATAAGAATAAAGGTAATAAAAAGATAAATCACAACACTCAGAATCTTGGCGTAAGAGCAATGAAAATGATGGGTGTAAAAATTCCACCAAGTAAACAACAACAATCTAGACGTCGTCAAAACGCTAATAAAAAGATGAGTAATGGTGGTCGTATTGATCGATTTCCTCGCGGTAATGTCCAAG